CCTGGTACCGGCCGTTCACTACACGGCCGTCGTACTCGGCTCCCGAGACGCGCGCGGTGGCGTTCCTTTCGGGAGCGCTCGCGCGGAGCATCCGTGGCGGACGCTACCTCTACGTTCGGTTGGAGGCGCGCGCGGCAGCAGCCTCCGATCTAACCCTGGTCTCTCCTGGCCGCGCGCGGTGGCAGGTCCGAGAGGCTCCGGAGCCGTCACCCGCGCGAACGCGGGCCGACCCACCCGGTCTCCCGCGCTAGCGCGGGTTCACCTCGGCCGTTCCGCGGGAGCAGCACCCCGTTGGCCCGTTCCGGCCAGGCTCGACCGCGCGAGGGCGGGAGCTCCGACCCACCGGGGAATATCGGCCCGGCGGCGACCGCGCTAGGCGGCGCGCCCTAAGCCTAACGCCAAATCTGGGAGAATCGCCCTCAAAAGGGGTACTCCGTGGACAAGATTCTCGGTATTTGCGGGAATTTTCTGGCGTCTCTCTGCAATGGGGTGCAGGGAGCTCTGCAAGGAGCGCTCGAGCGTGGGGCAGGTACGGGGTTGGGTCGCTAGGTGCATGGGCGTAGGGTGGGGTGCAGTGGGCGTGCAGTGGGGTCGTTCGGCTAGGCGCCGCGTAGCCTAGAACGGCGCAGGGTGGGGGTAGGCCTGGGGTGGGGGTTCCCGGCGGGCCTCCGGAGAATAGTCCGTTCGGTAAACGCTCGGAAATCGAGTCGGAATTCTCTGGTCGGTGTTTTGGGGATCCGTAGTCCGAGCGGACTACGTAGTCCGTTTACGAAACGGACTACGGCCAGATCCTGTGTGTAGGGATGGGGTTCGGCTTGTACAAGCCCTCGTCCTCGAAATCGTGTGTCAGGCTCTGCCTACGGAGACGACCCCCGGTAGGCAGGCTAGGGGATGCGGGGAGCCATTTCGTGGCGTCCTAGAGAGAAAGCCCTGGTATTCGGAAGTTCTGTCCTGGTGGTGTCGGGTATCCAGTGGGGTCCTCAGCGTAGTCCGGGCGGACTACAGGCTGATCTCTTGCGCGGGATCTGAGGTGAGCGTGGGGAAGTCTGGTCGGAAGTCGCTCTGAGGTGTTCTGACTTCCGGTGGGTACAAAAGGCCTGCTCAACAGAAGATCTGGAAGTCCTGAGTTCGTGAGGTCATGAGAAGGGAAGGCAGGTAGTGGGCGACATTCTCGTTCTTTTTCTTCTGAATTCCTCGCTAGAAGCCGAATTATATTTGAATTTATTTCTAAAGTCCGATCTGATTTCCGATTCGTATTCCGATCGGTAAACATTTCCGAAAATATTTCGTAATTTTCTCCCAAATTACTCGGAAATACCTCCTCGTAATTCGTGCGACTGGTTTTCGAAGATCGATCCATCCAAACAAGAAGCTAGAAATCCAAAACTACATTCTGACCGCGCGCGCCCGCGCACGCACGCCCGGACAGCCACCCACCCTCGTAGCGCGTACCCGATCGCGCGTACACGCGCGCATCAGAACATCAATTTCGACCTCATGCCTTATTATAAAGATAAAGCGCGCGTACACGCGCGTACACGACACCATGGACGACGGGCAGCCTCGCGGGCGTAGCGCGCTCGCGCGTTGACAAAGAAATCCCCGAAAAAACATGGTCGTGAAGTCCCATTCATTTCCACCAGACGACCCGACAATATCGCCAAATACCAAAATCCCAAAACACTTCCGATCCACCCCCACTCTGTCGAGGCACACAAGAAGTGTTTTTGGACTTTACGACCAATTTGGCGATTTCATATAGCTACTTAGCTATTTTAGAGATTAGAAGTCCGATTTTCACAAGAAGTAGCCATCGTGCACACATCCGGCAACAAGGATTCGCAACTTTCACACCATCCACACCCCATCCACAGCCATGAGACTAGCCAGGCGCACCTGAACGCGCTATCCTTACGTCGCGATCGCCATGAGTGGGCCGGTCCTCAACGGGTGGTAGGACCGGCTCACTACCTACCGCCCGTCACCCGTCCACCCGAACACCCGGAGGTAAAACCACCGTGCCAGCCAAGAGAGTAGAAGACCTGGTCCCCGGCGACAAGTTCTACATGGGTGGGAAAGAGATCTGGACCGTCACCGGCGTGGCAGAGCCCTTTGAGACCTCCAATGGGGAGAGGCTCGTGAGCGTTTCTATTCTATGGTTTGATGGTGGTCGGGATTTCCGCATCTTTGATGCAGGCCAAAGAGTTATTGTCAACATCAAGGATTGACATGAACGAGGAAGAAAGGAGGTGAAAACCGGATGTTCAAGCTCCTGAAGGGAGGACGGAGGAACGTAGGCGGTACTGGCGTTGCGCAGGCCAGCCACCGCATCGTTTCTCCGAATAACAAGTTCCGCAGTACGGAGCAGCCATCGCCGCACACCGCGTTCCAGGATCCACCGGGCAGCGGTAACCACGGTTTCGACAGCAATACGTCCCGCGTAGACGAAAGGTCGTAACGCATGATCATCGTAGAAGGACATCAGCTACACGGCATGCTGTCTCTTTCCATGCCGTGGGAGGAGATCATAGCTCTTCCTCAGTTTCAGGATCGGTTCTCTGAAATCTCTGAGGAAGAGCTGAACAAGCTGAAGGAATCATACGAGGAGCTGCAGAGCTCCGCGGACGACGATTCATCCTGGGAGCTACCATGGTTCCCGTTTCTCTTTTACAGGTGATCCATGCCTGCCCGTAGTCAAAAGCAACGCGCATTTCTGAACTGGAAATTCGGGCATGCGTGGGTCAAGCGTCATCATTTCGACAACAAAGGCAAGCTGCCGAAGCGTGTACGCAGGAAGAAGCGTGTTCGGAGGCGGCGCTAATGGCCAGGCGTCGCAAGCCCATGAAGCTGAAGCTCAAGAAGGGAGCACTCCGGAAACAGACCGGGACCAAGAAAGGCAAGAAGATCCCGGTCTCAACGCTGCGGCGGCTCAAGCGCAGCAAGAATCCCACCACCCGCAAGCGCGCCAACTTCGCGCTAAACGCACGAAAGTGGCGCAAGGTGGGAGGCAAGCGCAGGAGAAGAAGCTGAACGTCGGCATCTTTGCCTGCGACCCCGGCGGCAGCACCGGTCTCGCGTGGGGTATCTTCGATCCTACAGTCGAGATCGGTGCTTCCCTCCGGGGACGTACCAATTTCGGTAGTTACACCGTAACGGGCGACATCCGTCATCAGATTCGTTCCATCTCTATGCAGTGGCGCAAGTTCTACAACGAATGCGTCAAGCATGAACGTCTCTCACCGGAGCAGGTCTGGTATGTCTGTGAGGACTTCATCTATACAGGCGGGAACTACCAGGGAGATTCTGCCAAGATGAGCACAGCGCTTATCTGGGGAATTGAGGGCTATCGCATGGGCCGCGCCGACCAATGGGCGGCAGGTCACGGCCGTAGGCAGATCATAGTTCCTCAGGTTGTTCTACAAACCGCCGGAGACGCGAACGCCTTCGCGAAGGACGTAAGACTTCGGGAATGGGGCCTCTGGATCAGGGGCAAAGAACACGAAAGATCTGCCTGGCGGCATGCGGCGTTATTTCTAGCAAAGTACCAGCGCCAGCACACTCACAGATAGCGGCCTCGCGCGCGCGTATGCGCGCGGTCGAGCGCGTACGCGCGATGCAACTCGGATATCGCCCCGGTACTAGCGAAGCTAGTGTCAATGGGCTATCCTCAGGCCCAGTGACCTCACCTCGCCAGCCCCGCTCCGATTCGATCGCCGGTTCAGAGCCGGTTTGGACCAGCGTCCCTCTCGGAGCGGGGCAGGTTCCTGGTCTACAGGGGAATCTCGACTTTCAGTGGTCCCCAGACCTGGAGAAACGCTTCGGAGATGACGTACGCCGAACTCCAGGCCGCGACCACGCCTACGTTGTTCACAAGCCGCCGAACGCACCAGCCTAGCCAATGGGAAAAGACGACGAATACTACTTCAACTCCAACGTGAAGAAGGGCCCAAGCCCGTACGCCATCATGATGCAGCGCAAGCGACGGGAGGAGAAGCGGGCCAAAGAGATGTGTCTAGCTATGAAGGCAGACGGCACAAAGTGTCGGAAGAGGGCTGGATGGGGCACATCTCACCCTGGCACCGGCAGGTGCAAGCATCACGGTGGCTCGACGGTCAATCATAAGGCCGCTGCCGCGAGGCAGGTGGCGCACGAGTTCCTGGGAACACCCAGGGATATGAACCCGTTTGACGCCATCCTCTGGTGTATCAAGATCCGTGCCGGCGAGATCGAGTGGCTGAGCCAGCGCATGGCCGAGCTTGACAAGGAAGCCTGGGTGGAGCAGACGATGGTCGGCAAGCAGTTCCATCTGTATGCGCGTGAGCGCCACAGGGCCATGCAAGATCTCGTCAAGTTCTCGGGTATTGCCGTCAGCCTCGGGATCGCCGAGCGCGCTATCAAGCTGGCGGAGACATATGGTGAGCTGCTGGCGCAGTTCACGAAGAATCTGCTCAACGATCTTTGGCCGCATCTTGATGAAGAAGGTCGCGCCAAGGCTCCTAGCTTCGTGAGGATGCGCCTTCTCCAGCTAGATCAAGGCAAAGAGCTTCCTGTAATCGAAGCAGGAGAGGCAGCGTGACCAAGTGGGATCTCGCAAAGGGCGTACGCGGAGGGCAGCGAGTGCGATCAGGCACAGCCATACAACTGGAGCTTGGGATGTACTTCGTACGTGACAAGCAGCTGTACTACGTGGTAGATCTGGAGCATGATACCCACAATTTCCTGATCGAGAATTGTGCCAGCCTTGCGCGGCAGTGGCACGATGCCGAGGAACTTGAGCAGGAAAGCATCATGATCGTGGGCCGTGGCTAGCACGGTTGTCGCGCCAGGGCTGCCACCTGGCGTCGTTGACGCAGCCTTAAAGAAGCTTTTTCCACCGCCGAATAAATATCTCTGGGAGCCTGTGAAGTGGGCGCGTGAGAAAGCGAGCCTATATCTGTGGTCCAAGCAGGTTGAGATCCTAGAATCCTTGAAGGAACACCGCTTCACGGCGGTACAATCTTGCCACGGACCTGGCAAGTCCTTCTCTGCGGCCAATGCTGGTGCGTGGTGGCTGGATCCGGAAACGCATACGCTGGGTGACGCTTTCCTGATCTCTACTGCACCATCTTGGCCGCAGGTGGAGGCCATCCTCTGGAAGGAGATTCGGCGCAGGCACTATCGCGCCAAGCTGGCCGGACGCATCACCCGCGAGTGTCAGTGGCTCATGGGTGAGTCAAATACCAGGCGGCTACATGAATCTGAAGAGATCATCGGCATGGGCCGCAAGCCGCAAGACTACGATGAGGATACGTTCCAGGGCATTCATGCCCGCTATCTCCTGGCGATCCTGGATGAAGCCAATGGTATCCCGGAAGCGCTGTGGGATTCGGTTCTGGCGCTGGCTACTGGTAAGAACAGCCGGGTTCTTGCCATCGGCAATCCGGATGACCCAAATAGCCGTTTCGCGCGGGTGTGTAGGCCGAATAGCGGTTGGAACGTCATTCGCATCTCTGCCTGGGATGTCCGTCAGGCGATCGTGGAGGAGGGCATCCCAGAAGACGTCGCCGAGCAGCTGACATCTGAGGAGTACATCGAGACAGCGCGTAGAGAGTGGGGAGAGGGCTCTCCGAGATGGCAGTCTAAGGTCGAGGGGCTGTTCCCGGACATCTCGGATGAGTTCCTCATCTCACCCACCTTGGTTGATCAATGTCAGAACGAGATCAATTTGCCAGGCTTTGAGCTAGGCAGATACGGTGCGGATATCGCCCGCTATGGCCAGGATCTGAGCGTTCTGTACCGAAACAGGGGTGGCGTCATCCGTCTGGTAGAGCAGTGGGCGAAGGAAGATACCATGCAGTCGGCTGGTAGGATTGCTCGTACTCTGCGTGAACATGCCCCGAAGAGGCCACCGGCCAACATCGATACGATCGGGCTTGGTGCGGGTGTATTTGACCGTCTGCGTGAGCAGAAGTTCAACGTAGCGCCGCATCAAGGTAGTACGCGCGCGCTCAACCCCGCCAAGTTCAAGAATCGGCGCTCTGAGGTCTGGTGGACCTTCAAAGAGCTCATGGATGAGGGTCTCATCGATCTAGACCCCGACGATGAGACCCTCGCCGCCCAACTCACCAGCGTCAAGTGGAACACAGATTCTGCCGGGAGGATTTACATAGAGACCAAAGAAGATATGATGGCTCGTGGCCTCCCCTCTCCCAACCACGCAGATGCAGCTATCATGTCTACGGTCTCTGCCGGTGCGGTGGCGGATCGTTCGTATCTCTCCCCCACGCAGCGGTCCGTCACCGCTGATATCATGGAGAAGGTGTGGTAATATATGGCTGAGTGGTGGCAGAAAGCATACAAAGGTGGAGGTCCGGCAAAGGTTGAAGGGTTCCCACGTCCATTGTACCCGCCCGACGCGAACAAACAGGGTAAGAAACCATCTGCCAATGGCCCGGACATCATCGCGTACAAACGTACGATTTCGCGGCTGGGCCGCTGGCCCTGGCAGACATTCGATGATGTATACTCGAATGGGTTCTCGCACGGGAAGGCAGGCGGGAATGTCAGTGACTCTGGCGTCGCCGGTGTCCAGCGCCAGCAGGATATCGACGATTCTGGCTGGCTTGGCAAGAAGACCTTTGATACATTACGGTACTGCCTTGTTCCGGAAGGCATGCCGAATGCTGGCCAGCAAGCGATGGACGCCACCGCCGTCAACTTGATCAACGAAGCCTTCAGGATGTTTGGTGGTAACGAACCGCCACCGCCGAGCTCGGGTACGGTGCGCAAGGCGGCACTCGACCTTGCCATCTCGCAGCTCGGAGTTAAGGAGTCGCCACCGGACTCGAACCAGGTCAAGTACACGTCCTGGTACGGCATGGTCGGGCCGTGGTGCGCGATGTTCATGACTTGGTGCTTTGAAACGAACAAGATTCGTGAATCTCCCAGCTTTGTGAAGGGCTCTCGCTACTCTTATGTTCCATACATCGTAGCTGACGCGCGTGCGGGTAAGAATGGACTGCAGACAACCGATGACCCGCAGGCAGGCGATCTAGTCTGCTACGACTGGGAATGGAATGGCGAGTACGATCATGTCGGCATTTTTGAGCGGTGGACAGGTAGTGGTCAGTTTGATGCGATCGAAGGGAATACGTCGACCTCGAACAACTCGAACGGCGGCCAGGTCATGAGGCGTACGCGCAAGAAGGGTGGTCAAGGTACTGTCTTCGTGAGAGTGAAGGAGCCGTAATGTGCTCATCTTCGAGATCACTGTCAGCGGTGATATCCTCGGCACGATCGGGGTCTTCCTCTCCGGGGCGGGCAGTCTTTTGACGGCGTTTGGCGCTATTCATTACGAGAAGAAGCGCGGCGAGAAGGAATGCGATAGGCGTTTCCAGGCCTTCTTGGACGGGATGAAGTTGAGGGATGAAATAGGGGTAGCGCACCATGAATAATCTGCCCACTCGTCGTCCGGCCGAAACAACTGCAGTGGCCGCATCACTCGCACTTCTGATTGCCAACATTCTTGGTGTTGATAATCCGGAGACGCTGACTGCGCTTGCGGTTGTAATCGGATTCATCCCGGCGATCGTTACTTGGATCGTCGAAATGCGGCGTAAGGGGTCAGGGTGACTTGCTGGCTGTATTTGATAGCCCAACTTTGCTGGGTGTGGCCGCAATCATCTCGGCATTCGGAGGTTTGGTGAGTACGGCTTTCAGCATCCGTAGGACACGTCATGATGAACGAGCTAAAGCCGAGCAGGAATGTCTTGATCGTCTTAGGGCGACTCGGAAAGAGGCTGAAGATCTGGGGGAAGAGTTACATCAGCTGAAGATGAAGATGAGTAGGGACTAATGGCGAAATGGATCCCTTACATATTGGCAGGACTGGGTTTAACGCTTGCTGGCGCCTCTGGATTCTTGGCGTCGCAGGTGTTCGCGGCCAATGCGCAAACGCCGACGAAAACCGTCACGATCAATGTAGCGACCGGGCCAGCTGGACCTCCGGGTGAGCCAGGCCCACCTGGACCAAAGGGCGATGCTGGTCCGAAGGGTGCCACTGGTCCAGCAGGACCAGCGGGACCAAAAGGTGACACCGGTCCAACCGGGCCTCCAGGCGGACTTGTCTGCCCGGCTGGGTTCAGCGAAGGCGATCTTGTCATCAATCATCCGGGCGGTCAGGTAACGTTGTTTACGTGTCTGAAGGACTGAGAGGAGAACAATGCTACCACGGCCGACAACCTGGGGAGAAGTTGCTTGGATTGGAATTTTCATCGTCCTCCTGATCTGGCTGATTCATACCTGGTAGATGGAGGATGTCACGCCTCAGCTTATCGCGATCCTTGAGGAGATCAGAAAACTCATCAAAGTTCTTGAACGCATCGCGGATGCGGTCGAAGAAGAAGTAGCGAAGGAGGACTGATGGCTCGTAAGAAGGGAAAGGTCTTCTCAACAAAGAAGGGCAAGATGCCGAAGGGGAAGCTTTCCGTGACGGTCATGCCCAGCGTTCCTAGCAATCCGAAGGCACAGCCAGCCCGCTAGATGCCGCCGGTTGGTCGTCCCCGTACTACTACGCGCCAGGGCTCGCGCGCGCCAACACAAGAGCTCGGGATTCCCGACAACTACGTCGGGAGTTGGGGTGTTGTTGGTCCTTCCGTCTCAATGGTGGGCGGTGGGCCATGGCACATGTACATCGACGAATGGGAGTACGTCCCAGAGCTTCGTTGGCCTCTCAATGTTCGTCTTTACGAGCAGATGCGAACGGATTCACAACTGGCTGCCCTTCTTACGGGGACGATGTGGGGTATCACTCAGCTGCGATTTGTTGTTGATCCGAATGGCTGTCCCAAGGCGATGGTGAAGGAAATTAGCGAGGATCTCAATCTGCCGATCATGGGGGAGGACGACCAGCCCCTCGGTAGGATGAAGGGCAGGTTTGTGCATCGTTCCCATTTGCGGCAGGCGATACTATCAACGCTGTATGGGCACATGTACTTCAACGTTGTCGGTGAGATCACGGACGGCAAGTGGAGGCTGCGTAAACTCGCGCCGCGCATGCCGCAGACGATCGCAGAGATTAAGGTAGCCGATGACGGCGGTCTGGTCAGTATCATGCAATGGGCTCCGGGGACAGTAGCGGTTGGTCAGAGCTCTACGCAATATGGCCCCGAGATCCCGGTTGACAATCTCATCGCTTTCATCTTTCAGCAGGAAGGCTTGAGTTGGACTGGGCGCTCAATGTTACGCGACTGCTACCGAGATTGGCTTTCTAAGGATCGTCTGATGAGGATCGAGATGGTCAACCATGAGCGTGCTGGTGGTGTTCCTTGGGCAGAGGGCGCGCAAGGTATGACCGTGGATGAGATTTCCGATCTTGATCAGATGATGCGTCAGTTCCGTATTGGCGACAATGCGGGCGGTGCGCTACCGTTTGGTGCCAAGCTCAATATTGCACGCGGGACGGGAAGTGATGTCGACAAGACCATCAAGCGGTACGACGAGAGTATGGCGCGTCGTTTCTTGCTAATGGTCGTCAATCTTGCCCAGGGCGGGCAACATGTGGGGAGCTACGCCCTGGGCGAGACCTTTGAAGACTTCTTCATCGTGGGTCAGCGTAACATCGCGCAGTGGTACTGTGATGTGATGACGGAGCACCTCATTGAGGACATCATCGACTGGAACTACGGTGAAGATCAAGCCCTGACTCCGAGGATAACGTGGGAGCGCAGCAGTGAAGATAGTCTTGGAACTGAGCAGCTTGCTGCTCTAGTTGATAAGGGTATCGTCACGATGGACCAGGAAACGGAGAACTGGGTGCGCTACCGCTACCTCCTCCCAAAGAAGACGGAGCCGCGTCCAGAAGTTTCGATGGGCGGTCCGAAGCAACCTTACGAGCAGCGTGCTGAAAAGCTGGGTGAGGGAAGCGGGACAGTTCCTGGTGTACAGCCCGTACCTCAGGCACCTGCCAATCAGGCTCCGGCTCAAGCTGCGGGGGATCTGGGGTCGGGTGCTCCCTCCCTTCAGTCCCCCGCAGACCGTAACCCCTGGTGGCGAAGGATGCTGGGCGTATGAAGCTTCGTACAGTCAAGAATGTGACGATCATGGAGGCCGGAATTGAGTACAAGCTCAGTAATGGTCCCACGACGTTCACACCCGAAGACCTTGTCGATGCTGTCGTAGCAGCGAACGAAGATCCGTCGATCCCGACCCCACGCTTGAAGCTGGGGCACACAGACCCGCGTTATAACGACAGCTCGGTGTACGACGCAACACCGGCATTTGGTAAGGCCACCAACCTTCGGCTCTCTGGCAATGGTATGGCAGTTCAAGCCGATTTTGTCGGGGTACCGGAGTGGCTCGCCGAGATTCTCCCCACAGCGTTCCCATCACGTAGCATCGAAGGGTTCTGGGGAGTTCAGAGTAGTGCGAGCAGCAAGAACTGGCGGTTCGTGTTGACCGCTTGCTCACTCCTCGGTGTTGTCTGGCCGGGGATCACGCAGCTGGAGGATCTACCCCTCCTGAATGAAATGTACGGAGAGGAGATACCATCAGCTGTCGAGATCGATCCGGAACTCGCCGCAGCTTTAGAGACCGGAGGTGATCAGATGAAGCTCTTCGCAAGAAGAGCAGCAGCTTCGGCGAATCTGGACGACATCCGCCGAGCATTTTACAGCGAGTTCGTCCCCTCTCGGCAGGAGGCTAACTGGTGGTGGGTACGTTCTATCATGACGGATCCGAATCAGTTGGTTGTCGAGGATGACGAAAGTGGTCAGTTGTTCATGATCGACTTCTCGTCGGATGCGGAAGGTTCTGTTTCATTCGGGGAACCAAGCACCGTCCGCATCGAGTACGTCCCGGATGATCAGGGTGCTCAGAAAGAAGCAGCCGGTCATCTGGCAGCTGCGCTGGCCGTGGGCAGAGAAGTCATGGCCAGCTGGTCAACTCGGGCGGA